GAGCCGATGGTTTCCTGGCCAGCCATGCCCCATAGTAGGACTGACGACCTATCAGCCAATGGACTTCCCCGTTATCTGGGACGTTCGTCCGGCAGAGATCGAGGGCGTGAATGCGGTACTCGTAGCGGAATCCGACCCGTTGAATACGCGAGGCCCATACCAACCGTACACTGGGAGCATGACACGGGAGAAGCGGAGTGAACACGGTTTTAAGATCGTAGGAACAGACGGGGCGTCGAAGGCAATGCGCAAGCTGCAACTCATCTCTAGTCAAACGGGAGATGATGAGTCGTTCCACAAACTCATCGACGTGATTGGCTGGTCACGGACCAATAATCAGCTTTCTGCTGTCTCTCATCTCCTGCCAGGAGTCGCAGGCGGGAACATGATCCACAGATATTCAGCTCGAGCTGGCCATCTGGCCGCTTGGAACGTTGGATCACCTAACTTTGCAACACACTGCGTAGTGTCAACGGATAACACCGGAAAGTTGGCAGGAGGAGTGGAAGACTACCCTCTAATGTTCCAGGAGTTTATCCTCACTGCTCTCTGGATGATCCAGCAAAAACACACTACAGAGGGTGGGAAGTATGCGTCCGTTACCATACGCACGAACGCTCTAAACATTGATCCCTTACCCGATGTTAGCATAACAGGGCCCGACTCTTTTGTATTACCAGTGATGAGGTTCCCTGATAATCCTCTTACGTTCCTTCCGAGTCTGAAGCTAGAGCAAGTGGCAGGTGCGATTCAACACCCATCATTACCAGTGGAGAGTACAGCGGTCCCTTCGAGGACTCTGATGATGCACACCCTTGAAGGCTATTACAGGGACGCGCTCAGGTCAAGAAGTGCTGGAAGGATGATAGCCGATGGTGCGCGCGTCCTGTTCCAGACTAAAACGTTGGACATCGCGGAGGTCAAAGCATGTGGATTTAGTAACATCATTACTGCGATCGCTAATATATGTGCTGATGCTGCAATCTCTGACTTTATAATGACAGATGCACGCAACTACAGCCGATGGAGGGTCGGGGTGTACGCATCCAAACTGGTATCACCCCTAGTTCAGACAATCTCGCCTCACATAGGGCATCCTCTCCTCAACTCTGACCCGGTTATTCGTCAGTTCATGCTCCATGATCATCCGGCGTACGCGGGTGGGTACGTTCGAGCCCATGAGAGACTCTGTGGGATTGTGTCAAATAAGATCAAGGAACGCCTGTACGGCTACCATCCACACTATTCTCACCGCTCTGTAGCACTCTTCACGTCTAGTGCTGGTCGAGCCACATCTGATGTCTTGCTAACATGCATTCTGGTTGATTTGTACCTTTGGCGATTGCGGGGAGACCTAAGTGAGAAAACTGTTAACAACCTGATCCGTAAACAAATCATTCCGTATATACGGAAAACGCATTCTGAGAATGATCGAGTTACCACCCTGTTTCGCATGATTATGAATATGCATGCTATTTTCCTCAGGCGTCATAAATATACCGTATGCGAGGTGCTAGATCAATACCGGTTAGGGAGGAGAGTTAAAGCCTACAAGATGACTGTACTTGATCTCCTTAAATCCTTCCGGAAGGTTGTGTTCCCCATAGACGCACAAATCGTGGTCTACAGGCAGCCTGACCTTCGGTTGCCAACGACAGCACCCAAACCGCGGATATACACCCGTCTAGAGTGGTCGAGTCTGCAGCCAGGAGTTCGAGAGCTCAATGACCAGTCAAGGAGCGGACTGGAATTATTGCGAGAAGTCTTCTTGAGAAACCGGAAGCGCTACTCTTATGCCGTAGGAACATCACTGTACTACTGGATGACGTTTGCCCCGCTGATCCCCACGAGCGAGGCGGTCATTGTTATTGGATCTGGCTACGGGTCAGCCGCTAGGGTGGCACTGGACCTCGGATGCCCATCTGTCGCAGGTTTAGACCTCAGGACATCCATCCCCATGAAGGCTCATCGCTTTATTGCGTACAAGCCTCTTCTAATACGAGCCTCTGAACATCAGGAACGGTATCTTCAGATGCCTGAATCCTATACGACATCGGGCAATTGGCTAGAAGAATCGGTAGTTGCGCGATCGCTATTGTATGATACCGGGCGCTCCACACTCATCATTGACATTGAGGCCGGTCGCCATAGATATGGGTTAGAGCTACTCATTCATGTCTTCCCTCGCAAAAGGCACGGTCGCATCCTGATGCGATTGTTTCTCTCTCATGATGAACTGATCGCCGTGTCGTGTGATCTAAAAGCATCCGGTGTGGAATTCTTCGAGTTT